CGTGGAAGGAAGCCGTTACGCGATCAACAATAGACTGACGTTTTGGGTGCGACCACAAACGTGCATAGAGTTCTGACTTCGTAATGTAGTAGCTGTGGACAATCGCTTCTTGACGATCCGTGTACGGCACATCTTCTCGCAACACACCGACAGCGCCAGGATCAACCAAGTACGGGTGGATGCCGTTCTTAACAACCAGCTTGATGAACGTGGTGTTGTAGCAGAGCGACCAGTTTAGAGCGTTTGAAAAAACTTGGTCAGTGTTTGAGTTTAGCCACTCATCGTTAAGCTTGTGCGCCATTGAAGGCGCTTTTGTTAATTCAAGCGGAGAAACCGACGCGCCTAAGTCCAGTGAGAATCTTGTGGTTTCCGCAGAGTAGAGAAAGCTACTCAGTTGGTCGATATGCGGATAGATTTTATTGAAGATGGCTGGCGGTTCTTCAGGGGCAGCGCCAAAAAGAAAATAAGAACGCAGGGCGGCATAGTCAGCCTTACGTTCTTCGCGGGATACCAAGCATTTCTCTATGAGATCGAGATAAAAAGCCTCCCGTTGCAGGGGATTGGTTGGGATTCGCATTATTTTCTCACCTGAAGGTTCTCATGGTCTGCCATATAACTCGCGGTCTTGGGCGTTGTCAAGTTGCCCAAACTGGATGGTGACACACCTACACTCTCTCCCGCAACTGACCTAAAAGCATTTCCTTTAAGCAACGTATCCATGTTCAGTTTCCCGCCTACGTTGCCCCACATTACTGCATCGCCAGGCCGAGATTCGCGGGGCGGCGGTGGCACATCTTTGGGAACGGGCTTATTGTTGCGGGTGTAGAAGCCGGACTGGTTCTCACCTTCTCTTGCCGACTTCATATTTGTCATGTTGAAGTCCAGCGCAAGCTGATTGATTGTCTTGTCGTTGTGTTTTGTCGTGTCTGACTTCAAGCCAACAGGCTGGAGAAACACAACATGGACGTTTTCTGTGCATCCATTAGGGCAAACAGGCTCATAGCCCTCAAAAAAGCCGTGTTCTGAGCATTTATAATCGTTCAATACCGCCATAATTACCTCCCCTTTATTGTCTCATCTAACCGATAATCACTATAATCAAGCCTATTTCTGATGCCAATTTTGAGTTTTATGCCCTCAGAAGTGGCCTGTAAGCCGTATCCTCTGGTTGCGTACTGCTTGGGTTCCTTCCGAAACTCCAGATATTTTCTGCCGTAATGCACCATCACGCGAATTTTGCCGTCTCTCCATAGACAATACGCCCTAGAAACACGGCGTTGCACTGTTTCCGATAGCGTCCTGGTGTCCAAAACAAAGGTTTCGTGCAAATGCTGTCGGCTTATGCCGCACAATTCTGCGAATAAATTGCTGGGAATGCCTCTTTTCTTATCCAGCAAGAACCTTTTAACGGTGTCTTTGAGTTCTTTCTTAGGAATAACTTCAACTGACTCTCTCGACTCGTCGAATTTCATATCCATAATGTTCAAATAGTCCATAAACGTCACCTTCAAGAGCAATTTGATCGACTTCTTCTTGGGTTAGCAGCCAATCCATTGTGTTTTCACCGGTTAGCTTTCTAAATCTGCTGTGATGCCCAAATATCTTTTTAAAATCTACGTCAGCGTGGACAATCGGAGATAAATGCTCAAAAGAAAACAACTTTGCTTCCTCGTCGGGGGCAAAGCGCATCCCGACCTTCTCCAAGTACGGTCTTAGGAAGCAACAAAGCTGAATATCTTCGTTATTGAGCATTTGCAGGTTAAACCGCTGCACCGTAATGCCGTATTTCGTCATAGCTTCCAAAAACCGTTTGCTGCGTAGGCTAAATCCGCCGTTCTGCACGATTCGGCAATCGCCTTTGCCCACATACTCGTAGTTTCTGTGAAAGTGGAAGTCTGAACTGAGGGCTGCGTGGGTTAGACCGCCAATAAAGTCGTATTGCAGCCATTCATCCCGCCAGTTCTCAGGATTGAGCGCCCAGCCATCGTGTTGAACGATTAGCGCGTACTCTGTTTCTATGTACGCATAAAGTTGGTACATCACAAAGTCGCTGTAGCCCTCATAGCTCATGGGCGAACCTAAAAGCTTTTGCTCAATATCAACGTCCAATGCCATGTTGGTAATGAGTAGTGGCTTTGAGCCAGGTAGTGCCGCGCAAGTCTTCTTGATTGCCGGTACAGCATCTTCGCCTTTGCTGTTGCCATAGATAGCGACAACCGTAATGTTGTTGTATTTATTAGTTTCCATAAATCCCTATGCGCTTTAGATAATCCGCAACATTGCGGCCTACGGCGATTTGCTCTGGTGTGCTGTCATCATGGGTTCGACTAACGCTGCGCGTAATCTTCTGCGCCATCAGTCGAGGCTGCAACTGTTCTGCAAATGCAGCGCAAGCAAGTGCTGCTGCCATGACGCGATCATCTTTGTTGCGACCTGAGGCATGAATAGCGCCACCATCACGCACAATGGTTTTCATTTCTTCCACCATATCGACGGAATAGATGTCCATCATGCCGCGCTCAAAGTAATCCTTCATGTAAGACAGCATCCGTTCTTTACTGGAAGCGGTAGTCAGCCAGCCAATAGAGTTAGACAAGCCACCCAGTGTGTCGTTACGTCGCCAAATGTAATTGCTCATGCTGCCTAGCACGTTCATCAGGTCATGCCCGATAGCGCCACCAATCGCAGAAGCTTGGCGTTTCAGGTTACGCAGTTCGTTGATAACTGCTTGACCAGGGCCATTGACCTCAAGGTTTAGCGTTGAGTTCTTGTAAGCGCCCGCAAGGTGGGCGATCACCCACGCAAACTGGTAGGTGTTCATCTCAGAGGTGGCAAACTCTGCCACTTGCTCCATACCGTCAGCATAGCAACGATAAACTTGTATGCAGAAGCGATCAGCCCAGTCAGAAGAACCATAAGCAGGATCAGCACCAATAACGTAATAAGCCGTATCAATCGGTTCCTCCCAAACTTTTAGGGTTGCTAGCCGTTCCGTGGACTTCAGCACTTCTGTGTCCTGGAAGTTCGCCCCCATGCTGTAGCGGTAGTAGTCGCAATCAACCTTTTTGGCTATCTTCATAACGTCCGTACAACGAGCGTTAGAGAAGAAGCTAGTTCCCGTCATGATGAAGGCGTAGTCTTCAGTAGGCGGGAATTCCTGATACATCAACGCATCATCTTTGATGCCTTCGTAGAGCTTCCAGCGCCACCAAGCCATCTGTCTGCTATTTATCTCTACGTTGTAGAGCTTCTTAATGTCGCGTGTCCATTCCTTTTCTTCAGGCGTGAGCTTGCCATCCCAATAGACTTTGTAAATCTGAGAGTCGCCAGGTACGGAATAGAACTGATTGCGCCACCAGCCGCAGAAGATAGCGCGTTGGGTTCTGGCTTTACGCGCAGTGACGTACATATCGTGGAACATATTGAAGCCACGGGCGGTGGATTCAAAGATGTACATACGGTTTGGGTTGTTCTCCGCAAGGGAGGCCAGCAAGGAGGCTAGACCTTCTTCGTCACCCCAGGATGAAGTTTCGGTTCCGTGTAGGTAGGTAATCGCTTTACCGCGACCAAGACTGCCTTTAGCTCGGAGTCCAGCGACTTGATAAAAGAGGCGGCTTCTGTTCTTGAGCGAAAGCTGGTTACGATTGTGTGCGAGTAGTGGAATCTTGTACTCTTTCGGAAGACCTTCCATATACATGGAGAGGGTGCTTCTGAACATATCTCGGTTTTCTTCTGTGTCTGTGGTGAGTGTTCCTTGCAGACCTGGGTTGAGGAAGTGCCAGTAGAGGTCGAGTGCAAGTGAGATGGTAGTGATGCCAAGTTGCCGCCCTTTCAGAATAACAAAGAAATGCACATCTTCAGCGAGTCCTTGTGCAATCTCATCCATGACGTAGGTTTGCGTACCCAGAAGATTGTCCATCTTCCGCAAGCCCTGTTCTTTTGTTTCGATCTTTAGCTGAGAGCAAAACTTGTAGAACTGGTTTAAATTAAATTTCATAGTTTGTGCGCCCTTATCAGGCGGCATTTCTCGCGGTCAGCATACGAATACTCAGGGTTAATTTCTGCCGTTGTGCAGTTGAGTTCTGCCTTAGGTCTGGCTTCCAGTGCTAACACAGCTATGTAAATACAGAGCATTGCCACAATGGACACATACACAAAAATCACAAGTTCTTTCATTTCCTGGCTCCCCGCCGATCTTTCTCGAAAGACTCTAAATTCCAGTTGGCAATCCTGTATCTGGCATCGTAGTCACGCGCCACCCTCAGGAGCTCTCTTACCATGTCTGGGCTAAATGTTTCTTTCCAATACGCAGCTAGTGCTTTCTTCTCTGCTGGAGAGGAAGCCAACATAGCTTTCCGCATTTGGTCTTTCAGTATCTTTCTTGAAAGCAAGAGTTCTTGCTGATACTTGTCTTCAGGGTCTTGCTTCTCCATCTATGACCTTTCGCAAGTGCGACAGTTCTGCCAGGCATTCTGCTAGCAGACCGGCAGACTTAGCGTTGACACGGCGGAGTTCCATGACCAGTTCAGCGTGGTTCATGCGGCGTACCGCATCCCAGTAGTCACCCTGCTCCATATCCAGATAGTCTTCATGTAGCTCCACTACGTTGCTCATATAGGCTCCTATTTGCCATCGTCATCAATCTCATCCATCAACTCCTGAATCTTCTCCTGCGCTGCTTGCATCATCTTTGCTGACTCTGTATGCACCCGCATTAACTCAGAGAAAAGCTGGGCATGACTCATATTCCAGCACTTCTCCATATAGTCCTTCTTCGCATTCTCCATCGCCAGCCACGCATCGTGACCGTTCTGAGGCTTTACGCTGTTCTCCATACCCGTACCCCTTCCCCTTCTTTCCTGGCTATAAATTTCTTCGCATACCGCTTCCCAGCCCTCCAGTTGGCATTCAGCACAACCTGCAACGCCACACCCGCAATAAAGAAACTATCTCCCACCTCCATGTCCTCATGCGGATACCGGCGACTTACCTTCCCCTCCGGTATAGGAATGTTGTTCTCCAACCTAATACCGCTATATTCAGTCATAAGCATACCTACCTCCCTATAATCATAATACTCAGAGCCTATAAGTAAAGCAAGCAAAAAAAAGCCTCCCCGAAGGGAGGCAAAGCTCTGGCTACAGCGCCAGCGAAGGATTCAATGAAACAAAGCATAAACCAGAAAACTGATTTTTTCTATGGGGGGAAAGGGTTGGGGGGCACGCACAATGGGAACCCAAGTCCCACCGAGTTGTGCCAAACAGACAATTACAAACATAGCATCTTTGTTGTCAGGCCATTACCCTTTTGACTAAGCAACGAAGCATTCATTGATGCATTGACATTAAGTATTGCGAGGGTTGACCATAGTCCGAGGGGCTTGTCATCTTTATATTAAATGTTGTCAGATGGTAAAGCGTCACCCTCCCCATTTGTGACATAAGTCTATTTCCCGTGTATATATATTATATACATAGATAAAGACTATTAACTAGGTATATACGATAAATATAAATGTTTAAGAATATAGAATATATGGCTTGCAATAATAGGGTAATAGTCTAATATTCTAACTGTAGTACTTAT